CCGTCATGCGGTCGACTTCGATGTCGTAGCGGCCCCGGGTTGCGAAGTTCCAGCTATATTGCCGATAAAAGGCTTCGAACTTTTTGGCGCTGATATCGAGGGTGACAATCTCAGTCCAGTCTTCGGTACCACTCGGCCGCTGGCGGATGCGGATCGAGACAATCACCGTCTGCTGCTTGCCTTTGCTGTCGACTTTCCCGAGACCGGCCGGAAAGCCGATAATGACCGAAGCCCCGGAGGCATCCGCCCCGGTAGTGCGGACGATCGGCGTATCGATGCCCGGCCCATCGATCTCATTGCCAAGATCGTCTCGATGCTCTGGCCTCGCCAGTTCCGCGCCGACGCTCTCCTCGAAGATCTGTGTCGGGTAGAGAGTAAGCGGCGCATCGGCCGGCAGGCCTTCGAGTATCTCCAACTGGATTTCGTCGTAGTCGGAGATGGATGTTTCGCCCAGGCGAAAATCCGAAAGCGTTACCGGACCGTAGCCAAAGCAGAAGATGGCCCGGATATACTGAACGTCGCCGACGATTTCGGTATACGAAGTGGCGGCAAAGGGTGGCGCATATCGAACCTTGCCCATCAGCTGCGGGACTACGCCGTCCGGATCGAGTTTGTTTTGCCAGCCCGTGATCTGATAGCTGGTTTGCTGGTCCTGATTGTTCGAAACAGGCGGGATCAGGGCGTTAATCAGCAGATTTCCCAGAACGGTTACGCCAAGGCCGATCAGGCCGGCCGCAAGGCCTTGAGAAATGCCGAGCGTGGTCGCCAGCGGCAATGCCCATACCTGCCCGAGAGCGACGGCCGCGATCGACACGACCACCGTCAAAATCGATTTGAGAGTATCGTTGCCGGGTACGACGCGGATCACGACGCGAACGCCGGGCCGCGGTCGAACCCGCCACCAGTTCGCGGTTTCGATGATCGCGCTACCGCGATCGGAGACAAGGGCAACACGTACGCAGGCGAGTTCATGCAAACTCGCGTGGGGAAGAGCGGCGGCGACAATCTCGGTGATCGTCAAGCCGACGGGCAGTTCCAGTTCAATCCGGCCGGTACCGGAATCAAAGAAAGGCGCTGCCAGTACAGGCACGGTGGTTTTTCTAACCATCAATGGACATCTCCCGATGGCGATAGATGCCTGTCAGCCGATGAGACCATCGCCCGGCGTCGTAAGCTTCGTGTTTGGATTGTCCGCCTGCCGCCGCATGCAGCATGTAACCCGGAATGTTGGTGATGATGCCGACATGGGTTTCGAGCGCGCCGCGGCGAAAGACGGCGACGTCGAGAGATGCCGGACTATCGGCCATGGTCCAAAGTCCGTCGTCGCTGGCATTGTTGATCAGCGCCGCAAGCTCTTCGCGCTCGGGGCTGGATACAAAGCCTTCCGTGTAAGACGGTAGCTCGATGCCCCTGAGTTCGCGGTAGACCAGGACGGCCAAGCCCCAGCAGTCGACGCCGTCACGATCGCGGCCGAATTCAACGTAGGGGATCCCGACAAAACGGTTGCTCCAATGGATCATCGGTGCAGCCCCGGAAAACGATTCTTGGTCATCCGGCCGCCCGGAAAATACTCCTCCTCTACGTCCTCGCGGCTGACGTTCAGCGTCACTTCGCCAGCATTGATGTTCGCTGACGTGAGCTTCAGACCATGAAATTCGTTTTCGATCAGGTTAGGCGAAGACGCGAGCACGACGGCCATGCTGACCGTCGCCAGATCGGTGAAAGAGCGCAGCAGCTTGGCGATGTCGTTATCGACGTTTTCCAGGACGATGTTCGCCTCGGCCGGCGCGTCATCGATGTCAGAGGGCAAAACCGTTGACGCCAGCACGAAGAGAAACGGCTCGGTCACCGGGTTGGCGCCCAACCATGTCGACCGCGTTCCGTACATCAGCGGCTCGTCTTGAAGGCGCTCGGTCGGGTCGGTGGAAAGCAGAACCGGATTATCGAGCATCGGATGTTCGATGTGCACCAGCACCACGTAGATTTCGGCGGTGTTCTGTGAATTCTGTGCAAGGCGTGCGTTGAGCGAAACTCTCCTCATCAGCGTGTGACCTCCGCCGACCGACTCATGCCATGGTTGCTCCAATCGGCCTTAGGTGGAGGAACGGCGCAGATGGAATTGCATGAAATTTGGTTGTGGTACGTCAACGAGCATATCAGCGAGTTGGACGCCAAGGCCTTGCCCGTAAAGTTCACCGCCTCAGGGACGATGGAGAAATTCTTCGACCTGCATCCAATGTTCACGGCGCGGTGGGATGCAATCACCGCCGTCGCGTTCAACGAAGCGTTCGACGACGAGGCAGACGGCGCGTTGGCCGAATGTGCGATCAGTGACAGTTTTGCCGGCTGGGAGGCGCTGTCGGCTGGAGGTTGGCGGGTACTTAGCGACCGGCTGCTATATTGTGAGTTGGTTCTGAGTGTGCAGTGGGCGAGAGAGCCGGAGACCATCATTGATCGCCTCCCACGCGGACTGTCCGCAGACCGGCAGACGAAAGCCTTGCTGCTAAAATATCTCCTAGGACATGGACGGACCATTGACCGGCACGTGCTTCCAATAAAGCAGACAAACACATTTCCAGCAGTTCCGGCGACGCTGACGTTGCGGCGTCAGTAGCTAAGAGCCGGAAGTCATCCAGGTCGTCTTTCCAAAGCGCTCTCATGGCATCACCGAAATTGAGAAGGTTAGACGGAACTCGATGCCGACGATGGTTTCGGTCGGCAGACTTTCACCGAACAGGCAGAGCCATCGGGCGGCGAGCAGGATCTGCCGGCCGTCGCTAGTCAGCAGCGATCGTCCATCAGCCGTTAGAAGCTTCCAGCCATCCGTCGTCGGATCGGGCATGTAAAAGGGCAGCGAACCGCCCGCCGTCGTGTCGTCAAAAAACCGATCGAACACAGCTTTCTGACCTCGGCCGACAAGGATCGAAAGATTGACGCTCTTTGCGACGGACGAGAAACGGCGGCGGTAGCTAGGCGGGCCGCTGTCGTTGTTGCGCTTGAGGCGGGCTTCTTGCGGCGTCTTCTGCCATGTGTCGCGCTCTGGACGCGGTAGCTCACTCGGCCATGTCGGGATCGTCATCGTCTGATCCCTTTACGCTTGACGCCATACAGCCCCTGCAACGTCCTGGCACCGCCGCCGCCTCTCTTGGCCATCGCGGTGCCGACGGTATCTGCGATTGTGAAATCCGTTTGGCGGCCGCCATGCTGGTCCGTCGTCTCGGTCGTTTCCACCGAAGCGGCAGTGTAGTTGTGGACATTGATGGTCGACGCTGGTGCGGCCGGCATCTGATTCATGTTGGCGCTGCTGCGGCTGAATGACATTGGCGTCGCCCCCACAACGCCGCCGTCGTCATAGCCGCGTTTTCCAAGGCGGATCGCGTCGACGACAGCAGGGCCGCCATGGCGTGCGACGTCTGCCTGGCTGAACACGACTTCGCCTCTGTGCACCACACCCGCAGCCTCGTGCACACCGCCCGCTCCGGTATAACCACCCCGGTCAAACAAGCCGCCCTTGCCGCTGGTGACGGCTGCTCTTGCCTGCGCCGAGCCAGCCAGCAACGAGGACGAGTTCGGACCAAACAGGTTCGTGAAAAATCCGGCAATCCCGCCACCACCACCGCTGCCGCCAGCCGCGGGCGCGGCCGGGAAGTAGCTCGACAGATTTTGGCCTACCTGTCCGAGGCCGGAGCCGAACCCGGCAAGGTTTTGCGTCGTGGCCGTCGTTGTCGTACCGAGCTTGCCGAGAGCCGCGTTAAATTTGTTGACGTAGGCCGATCCTGTGGTCCCGAGCATATCGACCGCATTGCCGCCTTGGGCCAGCGGCCGGCCGGTCTGCCATACGGATGCGGCGTCCTGAGCGTTGCCATATTTGGAAAGTGACGCGCCGAAATATTTAGCGAATACGGCGTCCTGGGCGCTGTTGCTGGCCAAGAACTGGCTTGGTGTCATCGACTGACCAACCGCAGACTTGGTCCAGCTCGGAATATTCGCGCCCATCACCTGATAGGCGCCATAGGCGCGATCACCGGTCGCGGTGATCGGTCCGAGAGCCTGATAGTTGCCGCTGCTCTCGATCGACTTGATCGCGGTGGCATCGGCGGCAAGATTGCCGGTCAGCGCCTTGTTGTCGTTGCCCGCCAACAGGTTTCCAACACCACCTGCGCCGACGCCCCCGACACCGCCCGCCAGGCCACCATTGACCATTACCGTGCCAGCGTTGACTGACATGGTGGCAACTGACTTACCCATGGCGGAACTGACGACCGAGCTGGTGTCTGTCTTGCCGCCGCCGAGCAGGCGCGTGAAGATCCCGCCGATCCCGCCGATGTCGGAGGCGGTGCCATAGTCGGTA